ATAAAGAATATGAATTCGACTATTTGATTACTAATCCGCCGTACAGCAATAAAGATGAAATCATAGCGCGATGCATCGAAACTGGGCGCCCGTGTGTACTGGTACTACCCATAGATACACTGGGGGGGTGCAAAGGCATAAATTATTTAGTCAAACGAATATAAGCGTATATGTACCAACTAAGCGCATTAAGTTTATAAGTGAAACCGGCGAGCATACAAAATCGCCGGCGCATCATAGCGTTATCATGATGATTAATGCGCCGAAAACGGAAATATTATTTGAATATCAATTGAAGGGGCGAGCATGAAAAAACTTGTAAAAATAAACGGTCAAACGTATACACAGGAACAATTTGCAAGTGCTTTAACAGTGGTTATTGGGGGTAAAATTTTAAAACCAAAGGTAACGGAAAATTCCTATTGTATTATGATTGAATACAACGTTAAAAACGGAAGAAAAACGTGGCGATTACGGCAAGTGATTTCAAAAATGACAATGCAGAATTTTAACGGAACAATGGAAACATATTTAGGTCATGTTAAGGATCAGATAAAGTACTTATTAGCAACAAAAGGAGAATTAAATAATGACGAATGAGCAAAAATGGCTATTGCAAGAAATGTATGATGAAGGGTACCGCGATATTAAAATAATCGGTGTATATGCCTATTTTGTAAACCCAACGTTTATTGAAAACGGTGGACATTTTAAAGTGCGGGAGCATACGCCGCGTATTCCATGCCGTGTATTGGGTTTAAGTCCTAAAACCGATAAATATTCTATTGGTGCGTTACTGGGTATTGTGGAATGGGAAAAGGTTCCAGTTGATACGCAAATAATTGTTAAAACGGTATTCGGTGAACGGAAATTATATTTTGCTGGTGTAGGCGAAAAAGGCTTTATATGTTGTTTTCCTTGTGGTAGTACATCGTGGAGTCATTCCGAAAATGCTATGTTGTGGAGTTATGAAGAAGATGATGCGAGGCTAGCAGAAAATGAGCGTAATTGACATAGTATTCAAAGGCCGCCCGATTACTAAAAAGAACCACGGGCAAATAGTTAAAAACGGTAATAAGCGGGGTTATATTCCGTCAGAAGCGTATAGAAATTATGAAGATGCTTGTTTATGGCAACTAGCTGGTAAGAAACTGCATATATCTGGCATTGTAGTTGTTGAATGTAAATATTATTTGCCTAATAAAAGAAGTTGGCCGGACTTAATCGGGTTGCTACAGGCGACTAGCGATATATTAACAAAAGCCAAAGTTATTGATGATGATAAATGGATATGTTCTTATGGTGAAAGCTGCATAGCGGGTATAGATAAAGAAAACCCGCGGGCAGAAATTCGCATTATGGATAGGAAAAATAAAGTGTTGGAAGCATTATTGAAATGAGGGGCAATAAATGGAACTACTAAATAGGATTAAACGCATATTTGGATATAAACGATATAATGCGGACGTTATCAAAGTTAAGCGATGCATGCCGGGTGTATTGATGCCGAAAGTTGGCAGCGAAGATGCTGCCGGCATGGACTTTTATCAACCAGAAGGCGTAGTAATAGAACCGCATCAAACGCAATATGTAACGCTGGGTTTAGCGGTGGAAATTCCGAAAGGGTATATGTTGATGCTGGCGCCACGATCTAGCATGAGCAAAACACCGTTAATTATTCCGAATTCGTTCGGTGTGATTGATGCGGATTATAGGGGCGAAATAAAAGCGATACTACATAATACCAGCGATGATGCATATCTAATTCAAAAGGGCGATAGATTAGTACAGGGTATTCTTGTACCAGTAGGCGCATTAAAATTGTTAGAGGTCAAGGAATTAACAGAAACGGCGCGCGGTACTGGCGGAATAGGAAGCACAGGGAAATGAACGATTAATATAATATTAGTAGGCGAAAGGGGAAATGTGTATGCCTATTATTAACCCGATGTATCTGTATTTAATTGAAGTATTACATAATTTAGATGTGATAAATAACATTATTTTTATTGTGTTGATGTTCATAACGCTTGTTACTGGTGTTATGTATATCATTGATGATTATGCACGGGAACAACTTAAACCATACAAAGGCAAAATAATTGCATTATTTGCGGCGTTTCTAATTAGTGGTATGATCGCGGTATTGGTACCTACAAAAGATGCTATGTATAAAATGTTAATTGCCAGCTATGTAACAACTGACAATATCCAAATTGTAAATGAAGCCATTAAAACCAATTTACAGGACTATCTAAACATGTTAGGGGAAACGGTTAAGAACATGCGATAATGAACCATGGGGGAAATATGACGGATAAAGATTATAGGGAATTAGCAAAAGAATATTTAGAGCCTATCAAGTTAATCACAATGAAAATTAACTCATTGAAGGAAGATTTAAAGCATTTACAATCAGATATTACAACAATAGGCGCCGTTGATTATTCCAAAGAACGCCTAACAGGTGGCGGAACACCGGGCGGACTGGAACAACAGATTATAAGACTAGAAAGCAAACGCGATGCAGTACACAAAGAAATAGGCGCATTAATTGATGAGCGGGAAACCGCAGCGGATATCATCAACACATGCACCACAGGGAAAGCGAATATTTTATTGCTACGCGAATACATCGACGGCAAAAGCGCGAAGCATGCGCGATACTTTACAGATTTGGAAAAGTCGCAAGCGGCAGAAATAAAAACGGCCGGCCTTGTACAAGTTGGCTATTATTTGCACCATACATATTATGCGTGTATGTATACTTCTAAATCGGTATAATTCGGACTATATCGGACTATATCGGAAATAGGTGGAAACGCCATATATAGTATAATATAAGGTGTAAAGTGCTAGTTGAGCATTTGCATTTTCTCCTTAGGTAAACAGGTTAGTAGTTGCGGGGTACACAACGCCCCGCAATTGCATACTGTAAACAAATACCGATATAGTGAAAACCTTCATACTATAAATAACTTTGCTGTTGTTAAATTTCATTTGTTTTTTCGTGGTTGAATACTTGTATCGTTTCAAAAGTTTCATAAGAGCGCATGAGAACTATCGGTATTTGTTTAGAATATGCAATAAAATAGAATAAAACAAAAATAAAATGGGGTGTATCCGTGGCGATATACCCCATTTCTTGTATAAAAGTAACATTTGATTATTGAAAACTGAACGCGCTGCATCTGTTTGATACTAGTTATGGAACGTTTGCCCCGTGTTTGGTTTTGAGTAATTAAAAAAGCCGCTATTATCTAGCGGCTAACATTTGGCGTATTTGGTTATTCATTTCTTTCTGATATTCGTCTATAGTATCGAATATTGTTTCACGTAGGTTAAATGCAGCGAACGCATCATATATTGAGTTACTACGCCGGCGTAGTAATTCGCATTTTTCAGCTAGATAACGAAGCATCATAACAATGTTGCTTAAATCATCATATCCTAGTGTTTGAATTATGCCATCATTATTGTATTTAACGCCAGTATATGCGGCTTGTAATGTTTCGATATTGTTTAGTTCGTTATATCTGATCGCGTTTTTAATTTCTTGAATAGTCATTTGCATTGTTGTATTCTCCTTTGGGTTAAGTAATTGGCGGTAGTGGTTATTTACCGCCTTTTTTGTTATTCGTAGTAGTGGCAAGCAATAACTTCGTTTGTGTTATTGTCGATTAGTTGCCATTCAAAACCAAAACTCATTGTACTAATGAAATTGGAAGCATCTGTTTTGTTTTCGAAGTTCCATGTTTGAGTTGTGTTTAAGTCTTTAAGTGTTAGCATTTTAATTTCTCCTTTTCGCTTAATTGCGTTTTCCGATGTATCTTATGGCTTCATTATACTTGCGTTTTAGCAAGTAGTCAATAGGGAAATTAAAAATTTTTCAAAAAAAGTTTGTAAAGGTGGTGAAAAGCTAGTGAATATCATATGTACAAAGTCAAAATGTCTTAACAATAAGAACGGCCAATGCACGGCCAGCGAAGTATACTATGACGGTTTGTGTCAAACATATTGCACTAGCAAACACGCCAGCAAGCAGCACGCGGGAATATGCCAACGATCACATGGCAGAATGAAAAGCAAAGATAACAACATACTACGATAGGGGGGGAAAAACGATGGCAGATAGAAAAACATATACAAAGAAAACATATACAGACTGGGAAGCAGAAGAAAAGATACTACTTATCGAAGGTTGGGCACGTAACGGTTTAACTAATGAGCAGATAGCCGAAAATATGCAAATATCTGTAGTAACCCTTTGGGAATGGCGAAAGAAATCAACTAAAATTTCTAATGCCCTAAAAATAGGAAAAGAAGAAGCGGACTTGAACGTTGAAAATGCACTTTATAAAGAAGCGTTAAAAGGAAACACTACCGCAATTATATTCTGGCTTAAAAATCGCAAGTCTAAAGAATGGCGCGATAAGATACAACAGGAAATTACAACAGAAAGCGCCGTTAAGTTGGTTATTGATAATGATGAATTGAGTGATACAGATGAGTAAAACAAATCTGTTTCGCGATGTGATACGGCCAACTCCTAAGCAAAAAGAATTCTTGCGCGCGGTAAAGCAAAATATATATACGCTATATGGCGGCGCTGCTGGTGGTGGTAAATCATATATACTCCGTTGGGGGTTAGTGTGGCTTTTAATTGACTGGTTCATTCAAACAGGAATTAAAGGCATACGCGTTGGGTTATTTTGTGAGGATTATCCAAGTTTAGATGATCGTCAAATATCCAAAATCAAAATGGAGTTCCCGGAATGGCTTGGAAGCTATAAAGAAAGTAACCATGAATTCACATTAAATAATGAATTAGGTGGCGGCGTTATCTGTTTTCGTAACTTAGATAACCCAAGTAAATATTTATCAAGTGAATTCGCTGCTATTGCTATTGATGAATTAACCTTGAATAGTCGCGACGTGTTCGACTTCTTGCGCATGCGGCTCCGCTGGACTGGTATAAGCGATACAAAATTAATCGCGGCAACTAATCCGGGCGGTAAAGGCCATATGTGGGTTAAAGATTTATTCATTGATAGAAATTTCACAAAAGAAATGCAACCGTTCGCCGATAAGATTGCATATATCCAAGCAAGGGCAAGTGATAACCCGCATCTATCACAGAATTATATAGATGCACTTAATACGCTACCCGAAAAACTACGTAAAGCATACCTAGAAGGCGACTGGAACATATTCGAAGGTCAAGTATTTACGGAATTTAGAACGGAGAAACATGTAATTGAACCGTTTGAAGTTCCGCATCATTGGCAACGATATCGTTCAATGGACTGGGGATATACGAAACCATATGCAGTATATTCCTACGCGGTTGATTATGACGATGTGTTATATATCACAGGTGAGTATTACGGTTGCAAGCCGGGCATGCCTGATACAGGAACACAGGAAACGGCGCGGGAAGTAGCGCAAAAGATAGAACACTTGAAAGACTATCAAGGCGTAGCAGACCCAGCAATTTGGCAGCGGACAGGGCATGACGGGCCAACGATTGCGGAAATATTCGCAACGGAAGGCGTGTATTGGGTGCGTGCTGATAATGATAGACTAGCCGGACTGATGCAAGTACATCAACGCTTGAAGGAAGGTAAGTTAAAGATATTTAGTAATTGCGTACATTTAATACGAACGTTGCCAGCGTTAACTTATGACAAAATCAAGGTTGAAGATGTAGATACCAAGCAAGAAGATCATGCGTATGATGCGGTGCGTTATATGTGCATGGCGCGGCCTGTAAAATCAGTTAAACCAGAAAAGCCATTTAATGACGGTTATAAATATGTTGATGATAGCGAAGGAGATATAAGCGCATGGGGCGTATGAGT